GATAAATACAAATCTGCCTTATTTTATTGACGTTTATTCAATGAACGCTTTGATCAATGAGATCGAAGAGTCGGACGACGACAGGGAAATTTCATGGAACAGTTTGGGAGGCTCTGTTTACGCGGGCCAACAATTTGCGGACTTTCTCAATAATAAAGAGGGCAGTTTGACCGCGAATGTTTCTGGTATTGCCGCGTCAATGGGTGCATCTTTATTACCCTTTTTCGATAAAGTAAAAGGAGCCGCGCAAAGTGACATTATGTTGCATTCAGCTTCGGGTGGACCAGGTGCAAAGATGAAACACACCAACGAATTTCTTTATGAAGCGCTAAAAAAGAAAGTAGACGAGGAGAAATTCGAGAAAATAACGGGCTATAAGTTAAAAACTGTTATGCTGGCAGAAGGCGACGAACGTGTAAATGTTTGGTTTACAGGTAAGGATGCTAAACAAATGGGCTTATTCGACGAAGTTTATGACCTGTTAAATCCAAAAAACAATATTGAACTGCCTAGTAACGAAATCGGTTACGAAATCCCAAAGGAAATTAAAGAAAAATACGGATATATAAAAGAAGAAAATATGAGCTTAGATTTAAGTAAATTGCAGAGCGAGCACAAAGAATTGTATGATTCTATCGTTAATTCTGTTAAAAAAGCTGAATTGGAAAGGGTGAAAGCTATTTTCAAGTATGCAAAATTTGACTTTGAGAAGGCAGAAAAGCTTATCAATTCAGGCGAAGAGCTTAGCGTTGAGCATGTTGAACACTTCATGGAAAAAAAATACAACGCGCAAAAGATGCAAACTTTAGAGGACGGAAGTGAAAAGGACTTTACACCTTCTAAAGAGACAAAAAACAAGTCTGAAAAGTCTGAGAAAGAGCAGGCTTTGGAAGAAATTAACAGCGAATTGGGTTTAGTTTTTGACGAAAAAAAATAAATAAGACATGGCAGGTATTACAGAAACCAAAACAACTGACACAGCTAATCATTTACGATATGATTACAACGTCGATGATATTTTTTTGGATTTTCCTACAAAACAGGTGACCAAAACTATAGTAAATGGTACAGCTTCTGAAAGGGTTATTGCAGCGGGTACCTTAGTAGGTATTACCACAGCGGATCAAACTATTGTTGACGCTGTTAAATCAGACGGATCAGACGGTACAGAAGTACCTTACGGAATAGTATTGTACGATTATACAATTGCTGCCGGGGCGTCCGAAGAGGTTGAGGCTCTTATAGGTATCAACGGATCTATTTTTGAGGACAAAGTGGTATTGGAGGGTTCTTCTGAGACGTTGGATACTGTTATCACGACTTCAGGATCTATAGTTGAAGGCCAAAGTATTAAAAATGCTTTGATGAATTCGAATGCAAACATTAAGCTTATACCAGCTGCAACTAATGTAAGCGACTATAAAGACGCACAAGTTTAACGAAAAAAATATATAGATATGCCAGTTACATCATTTAGCATAGCGGAAGTAATGCCGCAATTATTATCAGGACTGATCACTTACGTACCTGAAGTTTATCAGGAATCTTTTGGCCTGTCAGCAATGGCAGAAGAGGCGCGTCCTCAAATTGAACCTAAGATCCGGGTAATGGGGAAAATTTACAAAAGGTACGTAGCAAGTGACATACCTGAAGGATCTGAGGCTCCTTTAATTAAGGATACCAGATTTACAGATGAAATATTCACGGCCCCGGAATACGGAAAGGGTTTTTTCATCACAGCTGAGGACTTGGTGAAGAACAATAACTATCTTGTTGGCTTTGCTGGCATGACTATTGAGCGTGCGCGAGTCGCTACTCTTTTGGAGCGTATAAGGAATGCGTCGAATGAGTGTATCAGTATGATCAAAAGGGCTGCAGATAATCAAGTCATGCAGATCCTTAAGACCGGTACGATTGTTTTTGACAATTACACCACTATCGATTTTGGCAGGGATACTGATAACAGTGTAGTGATTTCAACTGCAAACCTTAAATGGACTATTGCTAATGCTTCTACAATGGTACCTTTGACTAATATTGATACCTGGACAGATCAGGTAGCTACCAGGGGTAATGCCGGAGGTGAAGAGTTCTTTTGTATTATGGGTTTGGGCGCTTACAGGGCGTTTACTAATTCTGATCAATATAAAGCTGATTCAGATATTCGCAGAAACTATCAACTTGAAAGGTTAAGTTCTATTAGTGCAGGAATTAACAGAAATATACCTGCGGGAGCTGTTTACCGTGAGTCTATTGTACGTAACCCGGTTGGACCTGTTCATATTTTCACGTATGATGAAACTTACGACGTTGACGCGACTACGCAAGCAAAATGGATTTTGGATAATATGGTTTATATCGTTTCCAGCGGTAACGTTTTGAGACGCCAGCCAGTGACGATCCAAACTATGAATGACTTGATTGCCAGGTCTCCTTTAATGGCCAGTGCGTTAAGGGCTACTCCTTCAATGCGTGGCTGGCTTGTAGAACCTGACTGGAACCGCACCACTTCACGTGCGCTTGTAATGTCTATATTCAGGAAATTTTTAACACAACCTTTAACCGTGAACAAAACTTTTGCGGCCACGGTTGCAGATGCTTAACATTATGACAAAAAAGGAAAAGATTAACGAAAAAGTTGACGAAAAAGTTGACGAAAAAGTTGACGAAAAAGTTGACGAAAAAGTTGACGAAAAAGTTGACGAAAAAGTTGACGAAAAAGTTGACGAAAAACAGGCAAAGGAAGTGACTTACATAATGAACGTAGGGCACTTACCCTGGGGTTTTAGCAAGAGAAACCACTTTTTTGCAGATAAAAAGCCTTTGATCTCTAAAAAAGTCATGGGGAAATATGCCTCTGATCTTGAGATTTGGCTAAAAAAGGGCTGGATTAAAGAAGGTTCATATAAGTAATGGACACGGCGATACAGGATGATTTCGTGGAATTTGTTGAAAATGAAACACTTTTTAACTGCGAAGTCAATTTGTATAATACGCAAGGGGGTACTTTGCAATATTCGGGGCAAGGCGTTTACGATAAAAAGCCCCAACTTGTAGAAACGGAGACAGGTGAAGTAACTTACCAAGGACATAAGAGCTTAATTACAATACCTAACTATATGTCGCCTTTGTATAGTTCGATAAAGGGGTATTTTGTTCAAATAACTGATAATACAGGTTTAAAAAGTTATAATATTGTAAATTCTCACTTTAGCAGCAATGTAAATTTGATTTATTGTGAACTTAAAGAAATTTAATAAATGAAGAAAGTATTATTTTTAATAGCGGTTTTAATAAGCTTCAGCTTTATAGCTTCTGCTCAAAAATTTGTTTATGGAAACCTACACGTAAGTGGTAATTGTGTCGTAAAGGGGTCTATTTCAGCACCTTCTATACTAAATGATAGTATAGGTGTGGGGTCTCAGTACATTAAATATGCAAGCGGTGACTCCCTGGCAGATTTTAGCTGGGTAAGAACTTACGCGGACGCACATATAAACGGAAAAGTGACTACAGGTCTGGATACATTGAACAGTGATGCGGGTCCTGGAGCAGCGCAAGATGGTCATGTTTTGAGTTGGGATAATTCCAATAGTCAGTATTTGTTAAGTAACCCACTTACGATAGGATATTATACAGGTTCTTTGACTGATGGTACACCTACTGAAGCTGAAATCGTAGCCGTTGTAGGCACAGCAGCGTCAAATGGGGCTGGTTTTAAAGCGGTCATAAAAGATTCTGACGGCACGGGATTAATTTACACCGTTTACACGGACGGTACAAGTTATTATTGGGTATCGGGGACTCTGGCATTATGAGCAGGAAGATCAATGAAATATTCATGTACGGTTTAGGCGTACTTTTGACAATGGGTTTTTTCCTGTTGCTCATTTTATTGATCCTAAGGCCTGTCCCGGTGCAGAATAGTGAGTTGCTTTACTTGGTGGTGGGGGCATTGCTCGGAAGTTTTAATCATGTTGTTAATTTCTTCTTTGGATCGTCCGCAGGCAGTAAACAAAAAACTGATATTATATCAAAGCAAAATAAAGTAACTTAGCTAAAGATATTTATCATATAAACTAGATAAGCTGATAATCAGGCACTTACATGTTTTGGGTTTATCAGCTTTTTTATTATAAACTTGTTTTTAGCTAACTATTTGATTATCAGTCACAAATAACTCGATTAGAATTGAATGAAAAATAACCAACGTACAATTATAAGATATATTTAAATCTCATGGCTTATTCACCCTTAATAACGCACGCGATATACGATTTAAACAGTTCTTTGTTTTTAGAACTTGTAAGGGAGGTGTTGCAAGTCGAATTTTTAAACCAGCGCAATAGCTACGCGCAAGATTTTCTACCACAAACAGTCAAAAAAGATGGATATTTATTAAATCCAGTGGCGGATACAGATATCGATCCGGCGTTTTGCTCAGTAATCAAAGCAAAGTCACAGCCAGGCGATAACCAATTTCATGGCCAAAGTTCAGAATTAAACACCTATGTGATAGGCATTTTGGCAGACGGACTGGAAAACTTGCGAAAAATAGCGGACGCAGCTTATATTATTCTGAACAATATGGATGTGAAGAATTATTTTTTCACTTATAAGAATGCAGACGGTGATCAAATTGTCACTAATTCGGGCAAATATAAGATAACTGCTTTATCAACGGAGTTTGAAGTTATGAAAACTTTAAACGATAAAAATATCATCTATGGTTTTTTGATGTTGGAGGCAGAGATCGGAGAAAAGGCCAAATTTAACTTACGCCCTACGCTTAAGGAAATAGACACCGCTATTTCTTCTAAGGATCAGGGTGTTAATCTTGTAACAGAATGACAACGGTAAATTTTTCAGTGATAAAAAACGACACGTCCGATTTTGACTGGACGATGGAATTTTTGAAAAATGATGCAGCCATTGATTTGACCGATGCAGCCATTAAAGCAGAGTTTAAGACTTCGATAGATGCAGCTACAGTTGCGCTAACGATGAGTACGGACGACGATTCGATCGAATTTGTTGATGCAGTGGCAGGTAAGATAAAATTCGCAAAACAAATAATAGCTATTGCGGCGGGTACTTATTATTTTGATGTGCAGATAACTTTTCCGAATGGAGACGTTAAGACTTATGTAAATGGTACAATGACAGTAATACAAGATATAACAGACGCATGAGTACAATAGTTAACATCATACAAGATCTGGAGCCGGTTACGGTTAACATTGATAACCAGGAAAATATTGAAGTCAATGTTTCGGTTCCTGTTCCGGAGGCACCTGTTGACGGTTTGCAATACGCGAGGCAGGACGCGTCCTGGGTTGAAGTTGCGGCGGCGGGATTAACGGCTGCAAGTTTCGGGGCTTTTATAAATGGGCTGGATATTAAGCCCACGCCTGTGGACGTGGATGAGTTAGTTATAAAAGATTCGGAGGACAGTAACAATGCTAAAGGCTTAAGTTGGGCTAATTTAAAGGCTACGATTATTGAAGATAATAGTATTACAAATACTAAATTAGCCCAGATCGCGCAAAGTATAATAAAAGGACGTGTTTCATCAGGCACTGGAAATGTAGAAGATTTAACCATCGCAGATATAAGGGCAATGGTAATTGATGGATTTACCACTACAGCCACAGCAGCCGGAACAACTACTTTAATAGTGAGTTCCACAGCGATACAAGAATTTACAGGGGTAACAACACAAACAATTCAAATGCCTGTTGTTTCCACACTTATACTTGGTAGGACATTTAAAATAATTAACAATTCTACAGGAATATTAACTGTAAATTCAAGTGGAAGTGACTTAATTGCTACTATTAACCCTGGAATAACAAAATATTTTGTTTGTGTAAAGGTAACGGGGACTGACGAAACAAGCTGGGCTGTTAATGATTTCGGTGCTAGTGGCGGTGGCATATCAGATACCCCGCAATCATGGTCATCAACAATTCAATTTGACGGCAATTACGGTTCATTTAACACAAATGCACATAGTCAAAGCAGTCCCATAACATTTACAATCAATTGGACAGGTGCAGTCTTTGGGGCTATGACAAGTAGGATTATAGAATCGAATGTAGATACTATTACTATTCCTGACGGTGTAGAATCAATCATAAACAATGCAACCGGTAGTTTTGTAGGCCGTGAATTTACGCCTATTGACGGTAACAGGTATAGGTTTGTATTTGAATGCACGGATGTTTCAAATCAAAAATACAATTGTCTTGTTATAGATTCAGAAGCTTATGTTGAACCTGTACAACTTAACGCTCCTGTATTAACTTCAGCAACCGCAGCAGGCACCTCACAAATAGATTTGATTTTTACAAGTCCAAATACGAGTCCAGCCGAAGTAGAGAAAGAGATACAGTATGATGTTGTAGACACATTTGATTCAGATCCACAAACAACTACAGCTGTTCAGGGGGCAACAACAAAATCTGTTACCGGGTTAGATCCAGATACAGAATATTTTTTCAGGGTTCGAGATAAAGGTGACGGTGTTACTACACTTGATTCTGATTGGTCAAATATAGAAAGTGATACAACTGGTGCCTCTTCTATAATAATCGTTCAAGATGATTTTGCAGGCACTGTAATAGATACTGGTAAATGGAGTGAAACAGACCCATCAGATGTTGCCGAGATTTCGCAGAATGATCAATTAATAGGTACATTCACAGGTACAGCACCGGGACGAGTCAACTACGTACAATCATTGTACGATAATGATGGAGAGTCGGTTGTGGCTGTTCAATTTACACAGTCAGGCATAGCCAGTGACCCAACAAGTGGTAACTGGTGGGGCGGGTTATGGTTTGATAACAGTTCGGATGATGAAATCATGATATTAGGCAGTGTTGCGGATGCCTCATTGGCTAGGTTACTTATAAGATTAGGCGGTGTTACGCAGTATGATTTTACTTCGGCGGTATCTGTAAATAATACATTTAAGATTTTAAAGGATGGAAATGATATTAGTTTTTATTATTGGTCTGGTTCCGCTTGGGTACAAATAGGTTCGACGCAAACGGTAGCATTTTCAAGTATTTTAAAACCATTTTTCGCTTTAGGATACGGTTACACTTCAGATACTGCTTATCTTGACAATTTTTATTTTTCAAATGCTGATTATTCATCGAATGTTCCGAGTTAAAAAGTATGATTAATTTATCATTATTCAAGAAAACAGAGCAATCCTACTACATAAGCGATAGTGGAGATTCTAATAATAACGGACTTTCGCCACAATACCCTAAGACTATTGAGGACGTATCTTCATTAGATTTTAGTGTTATAAAAAACATTAAATTCAAAGCAGGGGGGATATTCTACGGTAATTTCACAATAGACTATGCTAATGTAAAAATAACACGATATGGAATTGGCGTAAATCCAATCTTAGATAACAGTGAAGATATTAGTGGATTAAGCTGGGTGAATGATTCTGGAGATTATTGGTATGCCGAAACCAGCAACCCAGGATGGGTTATGTTAAATAATGATTTTTTAAAATGTGCTTATTCGTCATGGATTACAATTACATCGCGAACTTCGAACACAATAACATTTGACGCCACAGGGTTAGATACTGATAACCTTGTCGGGGGGTATGTTTCAATACGAGATTGGAATTGGAATTGTACGAAATATTATCAAATAACTGATTATTCAGAAGGAATGATAATCTTAGATGATGATATGTGGCTGACAGATAGCGGGAAAGAATTTATTATTATAAATAGATATCAATTTTTAGCTTCTGGGTCAAATCAATGGGCTTATGATGATGACAAGATTTGGATAAGATCAAGTGTAAATCCGTCTACTTTGAATTTAAGAAAAACTTCAAGAGAAGCTTTAATAACAATTTCTCAAGATAATGCAACGATTAGAAATATTGACTTTCAAAATACTTACGTAACTTTCATTAATTTCGGAACAAATGACGGTCTAAATGTTCTCAACTGCAACTTCACTAATTCAAAATTTTATGCAATTTTTGTTTATCTTGGAAATCAAAATAAAGTCGATATAAGAAATTGTGTTATCGATAATACTGGCGATTGCGCGCTAAATCTAAAAATTGAAGGTGGAGGTATAATAAAAAATAATATAGTCAAAAATAATGGCACACAGTTAAATTATCCATTTTGGTATACGAACGAAGCTGATACTTACCCAGGAACACTATGTGTGGCGATTAAAACAGTTAGTGAAATTGATGACCATCCAGAATGGGTGATTGAAAATAATACAGTGGATAATTGCGCTTGGAGTGCAATAATGTCAAGAGGGCAAAACAGTAAAATTAGATATAATAAAGTCAGTAATTGGCATAGAAGGTTTACAGATGGAGGAGGAATCTATGTTGTAAGTCAACAAAGTGAGAATCCAAATATAAATTATGAAATATCTTACAATATATGTTATTGTGAATCTGTTGGGGAAGATGGTTCATGGGTATCTGCTGGAATTTACACAGATTTATATAATACTGGTTTTAATATCCATCATAATATAGTGTACGATGTTACAGATTATGCAATGGGATGCGGATATTTTACAAATACTGATTCAACTGAAATAACATTAGAGAATAATATTTTTGTGGGTTGTTATAATGGTATGTTTTTTTATGGCAGCAAAGATGTGACTAATTACATACAAAATAATATTATAGCAACCAGAAATACTCGTTATTGCTGGGCAACAAATAGAGCTGATGAAACAATATTCTTTAAAAATGGAGGTTATCAGGATAATAATTATTATTTCAATCCTTATGGTACGCTAATTTCAAAGTCACAAAGTGGTACATATAACTTTGCTAATTTTAGAATACAAACTGGACAGGATGCAAATAGCGTGTCAAAAAGTAATTGGTTGACCTACGTTAATGAGGCAACAGCGAAAGAAGATGTAAAATTATATACTAATGAAACAAATGAAGATACAACTATAATTGCACCTTCTGGATATGAAGATATAGATGGGAATGATGTAAGTAGCCAGGAATTAATAGTTCCTGCTCATTATGGATTATTAATTTTAAGGAGTTAGATACAAAATAGGAAAAATAAATAATATATAAAATGCCAGATCCACCAATTAAACCAATAAACAAACGTGATAATAACAGAATAATTAATAAATTTGCAATTAACATAAAAAAATAATAAATTTGTAAAATCATGGGTAACACAGCACAACAAATAAAAGCAAACTCGCAGGCGTCGGGCTCTTTTTACAAAACAGGCGTGGGCGCTGCCACAGGAGTTTCAGCCTTATTAGAGCAGCAAATTGCTGTTTTGGCGGAAGGCAATACAGACAATCAAACGGAAATAGCCGCAGATGGTGGCGTTTTAAGCGCCTTATCTTCTAAAGAAGTTGCTGAGGTTGCGGGCTACGGGAGTCCTGCACATTTAGCGGCAAAAATGCTTTTTGATAACCTTAGCGTCGGCGTAGGTGTAAAGTTTTTCTTTGTACCAGAGTCGGTTTCGGGGGCAGCACATACGCTAACCCTGGCGGGTACAGGCACCGCGATTACTAAAACAGGTACGTTGACCTTAAACCTTAACGGCAAATTGTTAGCCGTGGGTGTTTCAAAAGACGATACCTTGGCAGAAGTTTTGGCGGCTATCAAATCAGCTATCAATGCAGAAATCAATCTTCCAGGCGAAGTTTTAACGGCTGCACCTACTACTGAATTAGACTATTCGTCTAAGTGGATTGGTCAATCGGCTGCTGAAGTTAGTATAAGTGTCAAATCGGATACTAGTGAAGGGTTAACCTGGGCGGTCACAGACAATGCAGACGCAACGGGCGAAGTAGTACCCACAGCGCAATTGGCTAAATTCTTAACAGATTGGTACCCACACGTGTTGAATTGCCTAGGTAATGGCGGATCGAACGCTATTTTAGATGAGTTTGAAGATTTTAACGGTACACCGAATGGGGGCAATGGCAAATACGCACCTGATAATATGACCCCTTTCGTAGCCTGGACGGGCACAAATGTGGCAGTTTTGGCTACGTTGACAGGCGTAACGTCTTCGCGGTTGGATGTTAATACAAACATATACTTTCCAACGCCAAACGCGCAGTCACTTACTTTTGTGAATGCTGCAGAAGCCTTGGGGATGTTTGTAAAGAAAAGTAACGGTGATCCAAAACAGGATCCAGACGGCGATGTAATGCTTTATGCGATACCTCCTAGTGATAAAGACGTAGGGGATATAGTGACCTATGATTTCAGGGATAGTTTGGTTAAAAATGGCTGTTCAACTGTCAATTATCAAAATGAAAGTTATTATGTTAGTGATTTGTTGACCACTTATAAGCCAAACGGTGAAAGTGATCCTGTTTTCAAATTTGTTAGGGATAATATGATTATCTTCAATCTTTTGCATCAATTCAAACAATTCAATTTGAAGCAAAAGAACAAAACGATCGCGCCAAACGCTTTACCTTCTATCTATATTACAAGTCCAGCTTTGTACAAGGCAGGTGTTTTGAATGAGATAATCAGGCCTTTTGTTGAGTTAGGCTATTTGGCAGATTTTGATTTCGCAAAAGACAACTTAGATGTGGGGATCGATCCTACGAATGCAGGCAGGTTTAATGTGTTGAGTCCTAATCTTATCACTTCATTGTTAAGAATTGTCGCAGTTGAGGTGCCAGTAAATAAATATAACGGCTAAAATATAAAGAAATATGTTCAAAAGTAAGCAAATACAAACGATGTTCGTCTCTACGCCAAACGGCGAAGTAGCGTTATCAGGTAAAGCAGGCGAAGAGCCTGAATTAAAGCCGTTTACAGGCACGGTGGCAGATACAGACGACGGCATGACAAACGACGGTCAACTTATTTTAGAATACGCCCGCACACGTTCATACATTCAAGGCGTTTTTGGTTACAAAGACGAAGATATGCCATTAATTCAAAGCGTTGTGGAAGCTGCAAGAGTTAGCGCTCTCGCGGAATATCCTGTTAACTGTGTTTTCACGGACGGGACGATAGGGTCGAACACAGGTACTTTTGTCGGTGACATTATGTACAACGGCACAGGTACAATCGAATTAAAATTCTCAAGTGCAAAGGACTGGACATTTATTTAACATATACATTTCATATTATAATTGGTTAATAAGCTGATAGGCTGGGGCTTACCAGCTTATTTTTTAAAATGTAAACAATGGAAAAAGAAAAGGCAACAGAACAAAAAATTATTCCAAAGGCAAAGGAAAAGACGTTAAGCGAGACCTTTATGGAAGAGCTTAACGAACAGGAAAAAAACATCTTTCTGAAAATCAAATCAGTACGAATTGACGTTTGCGAATACGAAGAGTTTGAGGCGGTAACGGAGGAGTCTTTAGAGGACTATGTGCAGCTCATTACATATGTGAAAGCAGGTAAGGTACGTTTTGAAGACGATGGCGTGGTTATTAAGATTAGGCGCCCTATTTTATCGGAAAAAGGCGAAGTAATTACAGAAGAGCTTAAACTCTTATATCAAAGAAATGAAGCTCGCGAAAGGGCATTCACTAAGAAAATTAAGCTTAAACCAGGCGACACGGCGGCAAGCTTAGACTATACGAAGGCGGTTATTGCTGCAAATTTAGCAAACGTAAGTTTCGGGGGTGGATCTGTGGTTATTCCAGTTAACGCAATTTCAGGGAACAAGATGCACCAAAATGATTACATGTTACTAAGGACTTGTTTCGACTTTTTTCGTAATTAGGATTGAGGTTTACGAGCTTTCGGGGCCGAAGAAATCAGAAATAAGTAAGAAGAAGTACAGTATCTTTGAAATAAGTGATAGTATAGACGACTTTAGGGGATCAGTTTTAATCAATTATAAATACACCCCTAAACAAGTTGAAAAGTTAGAACTGCAAAGTAACAATTACAGAGGGCTATTTTACATCTATAACAGCATAGTCGAGGAGATAGCCAAAATTAATAAGGAGAAAAAGTGAGGCCTTTTAGATTAAAAGCGGAAGTGGTAGCAGGGGACAAAGCTAGTAAGGTTTTGAATAAAATCACTGCCTCTGCTAATAAAATGGCTAATTCTGTAGCTAAAGACGCTAAGATCGCAGGATCTGCTTTCTCCAGGTTCCAACAGCGCGCCAGTTTAACAGGTAAAAAAGTACGTGTGACGCTTAACAATCTTAACGCTAGGGTTAACAGGGTTTTTTATAACATAAACAAGAAGTTTGGAGGCCTGGGCGCCTTAGGCTTAAGTTTTGGGGCGGGCTATGCAATTAAAAAGACACTACAAACAGCGGACGCGGTGGCAAAGGTAGGCGACGAAGCGGCCAAAACAGGGCGTTTAATGGGTATTAGTGCGGAAAGTTTGCAAGAGTTCAGGTTCGCGGCAGACAGGCAAGGGGTAAGTGCAGAAATGCTGGATAAATCTTTTATAGCCCTACAAAAACGCACGGGTGAACTGAAAGCGGGCACAGGATCGTTATATACTTACCTTAATAAGACAGGTAATAAAACTTTATTAAAGCAGTTCCGAAACGCCAAGGGCACAGAGGAGGCTTTTGATCTGGTGCAAAAGGCAATAGCTTCGGTTGAAGATCCGACGCAAAGAGCGGCTTTAGCTTCTAATGCCTTCAGTCGTTCAGGTATTGAGATGCTTAAGTTTCTTGATGCCGGAGAAGAGGGCATAAAGGGGTTGCGCGAAGAGGCAAGAAAATACGGGGGTGTAATAAGTAACGAAGCGGCGGCGGCAAGTGAAAAGTTTGTGGATGCACAAACAAACATGCGTTTTGCACTAAAAGGCTTAACAAATACCCTGGGCAGCTCCTTAATGCCAGAAATTCAAAAAATATTTGAGCGTATTACGGAATGGATCGCGGCTAATAGGGAAGTGGTGCGAAGCAAAATAGAAAATTTTGCTAAAAAAGTAAGTAAAGCCCTTTCCTTTTTGGCTAAGAATGCAGGGAAAATAGTAACAGTTTTAAAAGTTTTAATAACTTCTTTTATTGCATTCAAAGCCACAATGCTAGCTATAAAAGCAGCAACAGCGGCGTACAATGGCGCAATGGCAGCTTTTACAGTAGCCACAAAGATAGCTACGGTTGCGCAAACAGCGTTTAGCGTGGCAATGTCTTTAAACCCCCTAACGTGGATAGTGATCGCAATAATTGCGGTCATTGCCGCAATAGGGCTGTTAATTTATTATTGGAAGGACATAGTTAACTGGGTGAAAACCTCAAATAACTGGTTTGCAAAATTAATCAGGGCAGCCATTTTTCCTTTAGTCATTGCCTTCAAAACTTTAGGGGCGATCTTTAGTTGGATTTCTGAGAAAATAAGCCAGCTTGTTGAGTGGGTGAAAACTTCCGATAGTGGGTTTGCTAAATTCTTAAGAGGGGCTATAAATGGCATAATTTACGCTTTTCAAGTAATGGGTGACGTTATTAGTTGGATTTCAACAAAGTTTAGTGAATTGGTGGAGTGGGTGAAAACTTCCGATAGTTGGTTTGCTAAGTTTATAAGAGGTGCCATTGATTTTTCAAAGAAATTATTAGGTTTTTTAGGAAAAGTTTGGAACACCATAAAAGAGATTGCCAGTTATGCTTTTGAAGCCATTAGTAAATTGGGCGATGTTATAGACTATTTTAGTGGCGAAACGCAAAAGGAGCTGGGCGTAAAGATAGACAAGAAAACAGAGTCGAAAGCTATCAAAGAATTAAATGTAAAGAGCGAAGATAAGAAACAGGAAAAAGAAACGAACATACTTTCTGATAAAACGGCAGAGCTTGTTAAGGGCTTGGGTATTAATTCACAAGCTATTCAAAATAATACGAAAGTTAAGCAAAAGGAGTGGAAGGGTAAGTTTTCAACCACTATTTTAAAAGATATGAATGTTCCACGTGGAACATCCGAAAATATACAAAAGGATCTTGCAGTTTCAGCTATAAATAAGGAGGTTGTAAACAATAGCATACAAAAGGAGATCATTAAAGAGGGCAAAATTGAAACGGTTAAACCCCAGGTTGTGACAAGTCCAACGCCTGCCAGGTCTTCAAGTAGAAAAGAAAATGTTAACGGCGTTATAACTGTTAACGTAGTGAATAGAACAGGTGGCAAATTTGGGCTCGAAATCGACAGCGACGGTGTGAACGTAGTAACAACGGGTAATTAATGATAAATTTACAATTAGTAGATAGCACAGAAGGCGGGTACTTCGTTTATAAACGAAACGATTACTTAATAGACGAGGGGATCTATTCGGAATTATATTGCGCTTTATTCACGACTAATTCAGCAGAATGGCTGGGCGACGGTGCTTTTAATGTTAGTACGCCTTTGATCGCGTCGCGGACTGAAAACGCTTTAAAAAATTATGCATCTTATACACCTGAAAATATAGCGCTTATAAAAAGTGCAGTTCAAAGTGACTGTGATCGCTTTATGGAAAAGAATTTAAATATCATAGTTTCAAATATAGAACTGCGGGTTTATTTGGGCAGAGCTTTAGAAATAGTTATAACGATTGACGGAAATACAGAAACTTATAACTATATCTGGAGTAAGACAAAATTGAGTTTAGATAACATTGAATTTTTAACATATTAGCATGACCTATAACGAGATATACGATTCAGTAATTACAAATTGGTGTAATAAATTAGGGATCACGGTTGCGGATGCAGGGTATAATATTATAGTATTATCAAAAGTAATCGCCCTGGGCTTGTATATGGTTATCAAGATTATAGACGGCATAAAGAATAACGTTTGGGTAGGATCAATGCAAGCGGCTAAACTTTTGGAAGTTGGACAGGATAAGATCGGGCGCGGTTTATATCAGGCTGTTAAAGGCGAATATACATGCTCTACGGTTGCTACAGGTGCAGGACCTATCCCAGAGGGTACTTTGTTTACCATCGAAAAGGACGGCGAAATTTACACTTTTGAAAGTCTGGCAGAAGTAACAGCCGGGGACGATATTAGCATAAGGGCTTTGACGGCTGGCACAGATAGCGCTTTGATAGTTAATGATGATTTAACAGCCAAACAAAACCTGACTTATGCGGAAAACATAATAACCGTAACGGCAGTAACGACAACGCCTACAGATACAGAAACTATTGAAGATTACAGGGCAGTTGTGGTGGCTTACGAGACGCTAAGGTTAGGCAATGGTAACGCATCGGATTACATTGTCTGGGTTTCAGATGTTAATGGCTTGCGTACGGCGTATCCTTACACGGCCCCCGGTGAAGCTGGGAAAGCGGTAATATATTGCGAGTCTACAGATACGGAGGTATTGGTGCCTGGTGGCAGCTTAATAAACGATGCCATTGAAGCAATAAAATATGATGCAAACGGAAAGAGCCAGCCCCCGGTTGAGTTTTTTGAGTTCGTTAATAGTACCTATGTTTTGCCTGTTCAAATCACAGGTATACGCTTAGATATTGAGAATGGCGATACTGGCCAGACTTCAGCCATAGAGGCACTGGTAAGGGATTATCTAAGCATAAAACGTCCTTTCCTGCATACATTAAACAGGGACATTAACATAAGCACGGGGTATAATACTTTTGAAAATACGGTGGCGCTTGTGGACATTGTGCAGTTATTAGCCAATGAAGATATAACTTTTGACAGTATAACAATGTACGTTGATATACTTAGCTCCACAGGTTACGCAGAGTTCAGCAAGTATGTGGTAGGCTACAGGGGTGGATCGACTTACCCACCTACGTATTCACCGGGTAATGATCCGGCGCTGTCAACATATTATGGCGAATGTCCACGTTTAGAAATAGTTAATTTTATTTGATGAGTTGGTTCAAATTCATAAACAAGATAAAGCCAGACGGCAAGGCCTTTCGCGCGATAGAGTGGAGTAAGATTCTCTGTGAAGTTATCGCAGATGGTCTGCAGGAGATAATTAACTATGCTGATTTTCAAATTAATGATCAAGTTTGGTATGTTAACGATAATTTTGATCCTGAGCCTTGGGAGGATAGGTATAATATAACGCCTCCGCCCCTTTCATCTTTAACTGAAAGACGTGAAATAGTAAGATCATACATGCTCTATCCACAGTCTGCAAATAGGCTTTCTTTGGATTATATGCAAAGCGAGGTAGATAATTTGGGGCTGCCGGGTATTACTTTAGACTATAATCCTACGGGGGACGACACGGGACTTTTGCATGCGAACGACGGAGCAGATGAAAAAACAGAATTTTCAATGGGTTCTTTAACATACAATTCTTTTGTTGTTTCAGGAACGGTGCAAACAACTTTTTATAAGGATACAATTAGGTTATTAATGAGCTTAAAGCCTTTGCAGGTGGCGCTTTATGATCAGTTAGATATAAACCTGGCTTTGGCTTACGACGAAGATTTTGCTTTAGCCATAGATGATACAACAACTTTAGCGATAAAAACATTATAACATGTCAATTACAACCCCAGCAGTAGCGCAAACAATAGATAGTTTATCGAACACGCAAAAAGAAACTATACAGGATAATTTGCAAGTTGACGCCTTTATAGCTGTTGCCAGTTCGGTGAAAACAGGCGCGGATCATGCGTTAACAGTGAAGACATTAACGGACGGTTTTGCTTATTTGTTCAAAAATGATGATATAATAGAGCAAGGCGATACCCTTTCAGATGTGGATACTAACTCCTTCGACATTGTCTTCAAAGGGTGCGACTATATCCCTTCTAATTGGTGGGTTTTGATAATCATAGAAGGCACGGATGCAATTGTTAGCAGGCTTATCTATTTTAACGAAATTAACGGCGATTTTTTGAGTGCTTTTGGAAGCCATGGGACAGGTGACGGCCAATTCCAATCGCCGCTTAATTTACATATATATGATAATAAGGTTTATGTAGCGGATTCTAATAATAATAGGATACAAATTTTTGACGTAAACGGAAATTATTTAAGCCAATTCGGAAGCGCAGGCACGGGCGATGGCCAATTTATCAATGTAGTATCTGTTTTTGTAACAGCTTCCTATATTTATGCTTTAGATCGGGGCAATAGAAGGGTTCAGATATTTGATTTGTCGGGTACCTATGTGGCTAAATTTGGAAGTTCAGGGACAGGCAACGGACAGTTTTCGGTCCCAATAGGCCTGTACGTAAGTGATTCCTACATATATGTTTGCGATTCAGGCAATGATAGGATTCAGATATTTGATTTGTCGGGTACCTATGTGGCTAAATTTGGAAGCTCTGGCGCGGGCGATGGGCAGTTTTCAAGCCCCAAAGGTGTGTGGGTTCATGAATCTAATATATACGTAGCTGATGCTTTGAATCACAGGATTCAAATATTTGATTTATCAGGTACATACGTTGATCAGTTTGGAAGTTCTGGAAGTGGAGATAGTAATTTTAATACCCCTAGTCACATATACATAAATGACCTGTTTATAATAATTAGTGATGCAGGTAACAATGTTTTTAAATTTTTCGATCTTAAATATAACTTCATAAAAAAAATAGGTAGCGAGGGCGCTGGCGAAGGTCAGTTAAACAACCCTATAAGCTCCTTTTTATATGGAGATGTGCTATACGGTTTAGATGTGACTAATGAAGAGGTTCAAAAATTCATTTAGAAAATGGCTGAAATATTAACACCTGCGAACGCTTATAAATTTTCGGAACTTACGGACGCCCAAAAGGACAAGGTGCGTACGGACTTCGGTCTGGGCGATTACGTCGGGTACTTTACAAGCGTAAAGACAGGTACGGATCATGCTATAAATGTGCAGACGTTGAAAGCAGGCAAGATCAACATTTTTGTGAATGATGATATTATTGAAAACGGTGATACTATAACGGATTTAAATACAAATTCGTATGATGTTGTGTTGGAAGGCTGCGATTATATCCCGGCCAATTGGAGGTGTAACGTTCAGATAAGTGGAACGGATGCAATTGTTAGCGGGTTTATTACTTTTGATGATATTAATGGGGACTTTCTAAGCAGTGCAGGATCTTCGGGTAGCGGCGACGGTCAATTAGATACTGCGAAAAGTATATTCATAAAAGATGATAAGGTATACATAGCGGATCAGGTAAATAATCGTATACAGATATGGGACAAAAATGGTAACTATTTAAGTAAATTTGGGTCCTCCGGTTCCGGGGACGGACAATTTAGTAATCCGACTGGTATTTTTGTTGATGACGATTATATATACGTTGCTGATTCAGGTAATAACAGGATACAATTATTCACTTTAGCGGGCGCGTTTAGTTCAAAATTTGGATCTTCGGGCTCTGGAGACGGGCAGTTTAATAGTCCTTACAGCGTATGCGTAGATGATAACTACATATATGTACTTGATCAAGGCAATAGTAGGGTGCAGATATTCACCTTAGCGGGTGTGTTCAGTTCAAAATTTGGGTCCTCCGGTTCCGGGGACGGGCAGTTTAGTATTCCGACTGGTATTTTTGTCGATGCTAATTACATATACGTAGCTGATTCTTTGAATCACAGGGTACAACTATTCACTTTAGCGGGTACGTTTAGTTCGAAATTCGGATCCTCCGGTTCCGGGGACGGACAGTTTAGCAGTCCACATGCTGTGTATACTACAGATAAGTGGATAGTCGTTACAGATACGGGTAACGATAGGATTCAGATATTTAATAGCAATATTAACTTTATATCTAAACTTGGGTCGTCCGGCTCTGGGGAGGGGCAATTCACTAATCCAGTAACGGCCTTTTTATGTGATGATGTTTTGCACGTGTTGGACTCTGCAAATAATAACATACAAAAATTTATATAGGACTGATGAATTGGGAAAACGTATTCGCAACGACAGCCGTAGGCATAATTACAGGCATGGGCGGTTATTTCATAGGAAAACCAAAAAGAAGGGCGGAAACAAGGCAAACAATGGCGGAAGCTATACAAAAGGAGTTGATGGCTTTGACTGAAATTATAGAATCGTGGAGGGATCAAGCCTCAGCTTTACGTGTGCAAGTCGATGAACAGGAAAAGTTAATTGCTAAACAACAAGCTGAAATTAAGCAGCAAAGACAGCAAGTCCAGGATTTGCAAGCTAAGATCGAAGAACTTCGAGAAAAAATAGAAAAACAATGTAATGATTGCAATTATAAAAATGAGAAGCCATGATACTAAACACTCTGTTAACAATTGCGATTTTCGTGGCGAGTGTATGCTTTGCCATGTGGATCGCCGGTAAGATACACGACTGGAAGCGCAAAAAATAAATACCGGGTTGCCTTTTTCCTGCGAAGGGCGTTCGCATTTTAAAAGCGGCGCCCTTTTAACTTAATTTCCTTAGCTTGTACTTAGCCATTGCACGTTCAGTTTATCTCATGTGATTCTGACGGACTTATTTGTAACTGATTATCAAGCGATTAGCTGCTGATCATGTTTTGTAAGGATCATGAAATACTTGTATCTGCGTAAGTATCTGATACTCAGTGTCCCCTGTCTGTATGCTAAAGTTTTTTAGCTTGTACTCTTTTAATCTGCCATTCTGCTTTTTTGATGAATATCTCGTTTACGTCTTTCATTGCTTTTAAAACAGCTTCATTGAAAAAAGGCCTTTTTCTGGTCAGCTTAACTTCGCCTCCTTTTATATAAGAGGCTATAGGAGCGGTTTTAATTGTATATTTTAACCTGTTCTTTTTAGTAGGTTTTCTTTGTTTCAACCGATCAACTCTTCGCACAGCCCCGCGCCTACCTTTGGCGAATATAACAGCCGAATTTGTGGCCTGCGCCCTGGTTATTTTCTTGATGTAATCACCTTCGCCTTTTTGGTATATTTCCGGTTTCTTGCTAAGTATATCAATGTTTTTCTTTGTTAAGGGTTTATCACCTAAAGGGTTGATGCTCCGCTTAATGTCAGTTGCAGTTTGTTGGTGCCCTAT